CCTTCAAGATAGTATCTTGAAATGGGAGAAAAATTCTGGACCAGCATGGACAGTAGCCCGGCTAAAAAGTCTTAAGAACGACATAGTTCGCGAGGCTGCCGGCCTTGAAACCCTCACATGGGTTGCCAAAAACCGTGTGGGTGAATGGAGAGGTGTGTTTGGGTCTCTTAGGCGTTTTGCGCGCAAGGGTTTGGATGAGTTTCAGTTGGTGGTGAACTGCTTGATGTGTTATAGCAGTTTCATCCCTTCAGAACCTACAGAGGAGCACGTCAGTAAAATGAGAGCATCCGTGGAAGCTCATGAGGTTTTTCTACCTCCTGATCTGAAATCAGATCTCGCTGCGCACGCACTGAAAGTGATTGGTTCTTTGAGCCTTGGTTCTTCAAGACCATTGCTCACCTTCCAAGGTCGTGTTGCCACTAAGGCACCTGTGTTTGGGGGTAAATCGGTACCTCAGCACTTACACCTAGAGAAAGAACTGGATTGGATCTCCCATCCAGATAATTTAACCTTTCTCGAACGGCATTGGCAAAGTTACTCGCCAGTGTTGGAAGGGCTCAACTGGACTACTCTGCGACGTTTAGGGATCTCCTTACCTCGTTGTGAAAACGGGGATTTTTTTTGGGGACCTGACAACCCTTTGCGACCGGTTTTTAAGCCAATTGCAGCAGGGAGCCTAGTTCCTCTAACCAAGGACGGAGGCTGGAAAGTCCGGTGGATTGCTAGTCCTTACCGAATTCATCAGGCAGCGTTATCGCCTTTGGGATCTTCATTATTCGAGACCCTTAAGATGTTGCCGTGGGACTGCACTTTTGAGCAAGACAAAGCCCACTTAGTAATCCAGGAACACTTGAGAAAAGGCCGTAAGGCTTTTGCAGTCGACCTCACGAGCGCTACAGATTTCTTTCCATTAGATCTGCAGCTTTGCACATTGCGTGCTATCTTTCCTCGTGGTAACCACCAGGTTGAGCTGTTCTCAGAATTAAGTAGAAGTTATTGGAATGCGGGAAAGTATGGAACTTTCTGCTGGTCCAAGGGCCAGCCAATGGGAGTTTATCCTTCATTTGCTAGCTTCGCCTTAACGCACGGTCTTCTACTCGATCTTTTATCGGGTGGGTTACCTGGCACTTTTTTTGTGTTGGGTGATGATGTGGTCATACTCCACGAACCGCTTTACAAACGGTATATCAAGACTCTGCAGCTCCTGGGGTGTCCTCATGATCCGAATAAAAGCATCATTTCGGACAAATTGACAGAGTTCGCGGGTAAAATCATCACTCCCGAGCGAGTGGTTTCTTCATTTAAGTGGAGAGACCCCAATTCCAAGAATTTTATGGAATTGATGAGGACATTTGGTCAGTCCTTTGAACCTCTTTTACGGAGACGTGAACGAACTGTCTACCGTAGGGTTGCACGCCTACTTCCACCTTGGGGCTGTAACCATAGTCGGGGTTTATCAGTGCCACTTGAAAGGGTGGTATCCCTGACTGAAGAATTCAAGGATATGTTGCCAGAGGCCCGTGGATTAAGTGTCCATACGAGCTTTCTTCATAGGCTGGTCGATATTTTGAAACCGAATCACAGCCTTCGTCTATTCTCCGGAATACGATGGAGCTGGTATCAGAAGAAGACGAGGGAACTCGACGAGAGAACCCTTAAGGCATTCGAAAACACCTGCTTCCGTATTTTCCCAGGAGACCCAGGACCACTTGCAGATATTTTGGAGAGAACCTCCCAAAGTCTGGAAGGACTTCCTGCCTTGGGACCGCGGGAACGCGTGGACCAATCTACCCTTCTCGATCTTTATGAGAGGGTTCTGGGCATTGCTAGTAATAGCCAACGACC